ATATTTGTTTAAATAGTGATGCTGTAGTGGTGGATGTGACCGCAAATAACTTGTTGATTAATTTGTTAACTCTTGCGGTAGTTGTGGATGTAACGGATAGGATTACACCCAATATAAATTTACGAACTATGGTTGCTGTAGTTGTAGATACATAACTTAGGGTTTTCCCTATGTATCGAATAAATGTGGCAGTTGATGTACTGACCACAGAAAGCGTCTTTAAAGACTTTTTAATTATAGATGCTGTGGTAGCAGATACCACGGTCAGTTTTGCCGTTATAGAGCGAATTATGGACGCTGTAGACGATGAAATGACAGATAGTGTCTTGGCTATTGCCCTGACAAATGATGCTGTAGTCGTAGATGTAACTGACAAGAACTTATTAGCTGACTTAATTAAAGTTGCAATGCTTGTACTAACTACACTTTTAATTAAATTAACTTTTCTGACAAACGATGCTGTAGTGGTGGAAGTTGCCGATTTAGTGACTGCAATAGCCTTTTTAATGGTTATTACGGATGCTTCTGTAACTGATAAAAGCATAAGGTGAAACGCACTTTCAGTTAATACAACTACAGACATCTCGCTGATGGTACTAAATATCTTGCTGATTGCTTTTTTAATACTGACTAAACTTGTGGACGTTACCACTAATAATTTATTAGGTAACTTAACTATGCTTGCTGTTGACGTACTTGTAATAGATTTAAATAAACTAATTAACTTTACTATCGCTGTCGTACTTGTAGATGTAACGCTTAATGTTCTAAATAAACTTAATAATCTATTTATACTTGATGTGCTATTTGATATTACATTTAAATATTTGTTAACTAATTTTGTAATACTTGATGTGCTATTTGATATTACATTTAAATATTTGTTAACTAATTTTGTAATACTTGATGTGCTATTTGATATTACATTTAAATATTTGTTAACTAATTTTGTAATACTTGATGTGCTATTTGATATTACATTTAAATATTTGTTAACTAATTTTGTAATACTACTTGTTGATGTACTTGTAATTGTTTTTGTTATTGATATTGCCTTTTTAATCGTTATTACACTTGCTTCTGTAACAGATAATAAAACTAAATGAAATGCACTTTCAGTTAATACAACTACAGACATCTCGCTAACAAGGGTTAAAAATTTACCTATAGCCCTTTTAAAACTAGCTGTAGTAGTAGATGTAACTGCTAATAGTTTATTGGGTAATTTGACTATTGTTGCTGTAGATGCAACGATTGTTGCCGTAATGGTCTTGGCTATTGACCTGACAAATGAGGCTGTAGAGGTAGAAACTACAGATAATAGCTTTGCTATAGATTTAATTAAAGATGCTGTGCTTGTAGAAGTAACGGATAAAATCCTACCTATAGATTTAATTAAAGATGCAGTGCTTGTACTAACTACACTTTTAATTAAATTAACTTTTCTGACAAACGATGCTGTGGTGGTACTACTCGCCGATTTAGTAAGCGAAATAGCTCGTTTAAAGGTCGCTACAGATGCTTCTGTAACAGATAATAAAACTAAATGAAATGCACTTTCAGTTAATACAACTACAGACATCTCACTTACAAGAGTAAGGCTTTTCTTAATAGCTCTAATAAAGCTGGAAGTACTAGAAGATGTTACTGACAATAGTTTGCCAGGTATTTTAATTAAAGTTGCTATTGAAACGCTGGCTGTTGCTGTTAAAGCCCTAAATAATGATGTTATTTTATTTATTGTGGCAGTTGATGTTGGTAATGCTGTAATTGTTCTAAATAGTGTTAAAAGTTTACTTACAGCGGCTGTGGTAGCCGATGTTATTGAAAAAGACTTAACATATTTAAAAATTCTAGAGATGGTGCTAGTGCTCGTAGATGTTACAGATAATGTAGGAGTAAGAGTTATCGTATCCTGGTCATTAATTGCAACTCTATTTACACTAGACCCATTTATTGCCATTTTTAACTAAATGCCTTTTCCAAGGTATGTAACAGCAGATAAGAGTGTTTCAATTTTGTCTTTTGCATACCCAAGCATTAAGTTACAGTTACGGCAAATTAAGCCTCGAAACTTGACTTTTTCGTGGCAATGGTCTACTGCCAATTTTCCCACAGTACCACATATTTCACAAGCACCATCAGTGCTTATTGCAAACTGCTTTGCCATTTGTTCATTAACGCCATATTTTATATATCTACATTTTTTGGCTGTTTGTGAATACATTTCAGGCTTTTTATCATAATGCTTTCTAGCATATATTTTAGAGCAATTTTTACATTTACTTTTTAATCCATCTTTTTTTCCACTAGCTTTTCCAAACTCAAAAGATGGTTTGGTTGTATTACAAGTATTACAGTGCTTTGTTTCTGGGATTATTTTTGGTTGTTTTTTGATGCGCTCAACATATGCCTTGTAGTCTTTATGTTCGCATTCTTTGCAAAATGTTCTAGGTCTTTTGTCTACCCAACCTGATTTATTAAATTGGGATATATCTTTTTCAATATTACATTTGCTGCATATTCTGTTCATGTTATCTCCAAGAAGGGGAGCAAATGCTCCCATACTTGAAATTATAACACTAAATTGAGATTAAGAGAACTGCACCTTAATCGTAAATTGAATTGAGTCACCACTGTTTAGCGCAATACCTGTAAAGTCACCCTTTACAAACAAGTTACCTACTGTTACAGCATCAAACGTACCAGCATTGGTAATAGTCTGAGATGTTCCAGAAGTAAGTGTTCCTACAACTTGAAATGTATCATTAGTTGTAGAAGTTGTTTGTTGAGTGGCTGTACCTGTAGTACGACTAGCAGGGGATGCAGATTCAGTAAATAAAGTCGTGTCAGTTGCCGCAGTAGTACCAGTACCAGTACCCCATGCTACATAAAGGGGTGTAGTGCCAGAACCGTTAAGACGGTTAGTAACAACGGCTTTTCCTGTGTTTACTAAGAGTGTAGCCATTTTTTAATTCTCCAAATAATTCGTTTGATTGGGTTTTTATGCCAGTAATCAATAACGCCCAATTCTTCTACGGTTCCGTCTGCACGGGTAACTGTAGCAATAAATTGGATTTCTTTAGCGTTGCTGATTGCGTGTTGCATAATTAATCTTTGATAATTTCTAAAACAATTGTGAATGATGTCAATGCTGATGTTGAAGCACCACCAAAAGTTGTTAACGTAATTTTACCGTTAGGTGTTGTTGCGTTATCAGTAATACCACCAAAAGAAGCAGCTTTAATTTCGCCACGACCAGCACACTCCCACAATAAAGCAGGTGTTGCGCCATCCCAGTTTAAAGTGACTTGAATGCCGTCTTGAATATCAAAGTTAATACGTTTAATACGTACTGTTTTTGGTATTGTTCCTTGTGCATCAATTTGACTTAATGTACTTGGGTCAAGAACCACGTAATTGGTAATATCACCAGCATTCACCCAGCCAGTAATCTTTAATGTTGCGTTGCGGTAACCGTCATTCAGAGTCTGAAGTGGAAGAATCTGTGTTGCCATGATTAATAACCGCCTTTAGGCTTCTTGGCTTTAGTTGATTGCATTGGGTTTTTAACTTTGTCTTTAGTAGGCTTTTGAACTGGAGCTTTAACACCCATTCCAATAGACTGACCTTCACGTAATTTTTTATTAGGCATAATTTTTTCCTTTAAGTTAGAGAAAAAACCCCCTAGAAACCTTTTGGGAAACTAGGGGGAATCGCTCACGTGCGAGTTAATTAAACTCCAGGTGTGCCCCACAATGCACGTGAGTCGCCCCAACCGAAGGCATAACGCTCATACGATTTAGCCTTAGCATTCATCGTATCAAAGTCATTGTCTTGGTCAAACGTGATTGCTTGACGCTCTTGGTGAATCATACCTGTATTCATGGGTACGTTAGCACGGATAAACCATGCTTTAGTACTTGATAGGTAATGGTTCATCTTGATACCTTCTGGCAATGCGTTAGTAGCGTGTAATACGTTTACAGCGTTACTTGCAGTACCAGGAGGGTTAGCACCAGTGTTATATGAATATACAGACTTCATAATACGGTTGGCTTCAAACCAGTTACTTGGATGAACAACGAGGCTCTTAGGCATCAAATTGATACGTAGTCCACGGTCATTCAATGCAAGCATTTGTTGAATAATCAAGTTCTCGATAGCTGCCTCAGACAAGTTAGCTGCAACAGTTAACAAGTTAGAGAAAGTACCACCAGAGGTGTTAGGGTGTGAAGCGTTCAACAGTGATACGCCATCGCCACCAGCATAGCTGTTAGAGAAAGCATTGTTGTATACGTTAGCAGCAACGTTCTCTTTGGTTTGACGCATAGAGAAAGCATTGGCAGCAGCACGACGCTTGGAAACAACTTCATAGAGGTTGTCAGCAAGTTCTTCTTGGGTAACGATGTAGCCCAAGCCGTATGCAACGTTAGTTAAACGAGTTACAAAACCTTGAGTCTCGGAGTCATAAACAACGCCTTGACCTTGTGGTTTTTGTGGAGCAAGACCAAAGCCAGTAGCTTGGACGTACTCTTCGTAGTTTTTGTCAGATGTGCTCGTGTCGAACAAGTCTGTGTATTCGATAGGATGTTCATTGTATGAACGACCCCACCAAGCCTTGATACCAGGCCACAGTGCTTTTGGAAACGAACCAGTTGTAATAATACCAGCCATTTTTTATTCTCCTAATTAAATGCCAGCAGATGGACGTAACATCTCTGAGTTGTTGAACAACACAAAGAAACGTACATAAGGCCCCAAGATGTTACCTGGGATTGGTTCAATTCCAACAATCTTCAATACTGCAGTAGAAGATGTGGTGGTACCTGTTAATACAGTTGCTGACATTTGATTTGACAATGAAGGAGCAGCTACAGTGTAGGATGCGTTCTTATTCATGTCAGTTGTTGCAAATGTAGTGCTGTCGCCTTGGATGCAATAGACTTGGTCTGGGTCATCGTTAACGAGCAGGTAATAGGCTTGTGACTTAGAAGCAGGAACGCTAGTAGTCGTCAAGTCAAGGTTTGTACCCTGAATAGAAGGGTTGTTAGGGTTAGCAATCAATACGCCAGTTACAACACCACGAGGTGTTTGACCAGACGCACATTTTGCAATTGCAGGGGTACCATTAGCATCACCGCCATCAACTGTGTAAACTGTGTCACCGATGTAATACGCAGAGGTATCTGTCGATGGAATGTAGTAAACACGTTGTTGCTGGTTGTTAACGCCACTTGTACCATAAATCACGGCTGAAAAGCCGAATGGTGCGTTTAAATTCGCCATTATGATAAAGCTCCAATTAAATTAAGTTTAGTTCCGTTTAATCGAGATTCCAGCGTTATAACGCCCATCTTGACCAACGGCTCCATTAATGTTTCCACTAGCAATCGCATCTTCTACTTGTTTGTTTTGAAGTTCAATCGTGGCCATATCTTCCTCGTGCCATTCATTTTTAATCTTCATCAAAAAAGCGTAAAGAACATCGCCTTGCTGTGTAGTTCCTACCTTTTGTTTGATTCTGTCACCCATGTCGACGTTTGATGGTGATACACCATTCTCTAACTCTGCCTCACCTCTTGTGACAAACTCATATCCGCTATCTAGTGCTGATTCAACATTTCCATCATCATTCATCCAACACATATGATGACCTGGAATATCAAACTTTACAGCCAAAGTCAGTCTTGGAACACCAATTGAGTTACGTCTAGGGCGCTGTGCCTGTGAACGAACCGTCTCGGTCTCTCGGTCAGATACAGACCGCACTTGTGTTTCAGGACTACTTTGTGTTTTGCTTACTCTTGGCATTATAATACTCCTAACTTATTTTAAGTGATTTTACTATAAATACAATGGTTATTCACCAAAATATTCTTTTAAATATGCTTCTCTTGTAATCAATCCCTGTTTTTCAAATTTCTGACAGGCTTGTTTAGCTTCTGGGGGCAAGTCGTTATATCCTTTACCACCTTTAGAATTAGACTTAGGAGCAGTAGTTCCCTCTACAGGAGATGGGCGAGCACGATTAGAATTGGTAAACTTTTCAGGATACATTTTCTTAACACGCTTAGTAACTTCGTCCAAGAACTCAGAGCCAATCAATGTTGGGTTTTGACGCTTGATAACTTCACCGATTAGGTTAGCTTCATTAGTCAATTCTGTATCTTTACCAAACCAAGTGTTATCTTCATTCCATTGAACAAAGGTTGGGTCAGGCTGGTTTGATGCACGAGCGGCTACAGGCTCAGGTTTTTGGGATTTAAGTTCGTCAATAGCATCATCAATCTGTAGAACCTTATCACCGTCACCAGTAGAGATGGCTTCTTTCTTTTGGTCACGCAAATCTGACATGGCACGGTCATAAGCACGTTTTTCAGTCTCAGCGTGGAACTTTTTAAATTCCATCATTGTGGACTTCATTTCAGATACTTCACGCTTTAAAAAATCGTTGTCTTTACGCAACAGAGCATTAATCTCTTTACCCTTCTTTACAAAGGTTTCTGCGTCAACCCATTTGTCATCTGGGCCGTTATAGTCTTCTTGGGGAACCCAACCTTGACGTTTAGCTTCTAATAACGTTTCTTCATCAACCTCAGGTGTGGCATCAGATTGCACATCTGCTTCTTGGGAAGGTGAACCATCTAATGATTCGGCCGATACTTGTTCTAATTCTTCACTCATTTTCTATCTCCTAGTTTGGTAAGGCATATATCTAAATCGTTTAATACACGGTATTCTATTCCGTCTTCTGATTCGTCTGGCGTGATAAGCTGACCAGCGTAACGTCCAAACTTGACGTAGTCTCCGACTGCACACCAAGGTTCGTCTTGGTCGGAATAAGCAGTATTCCCAATTTCGACGACGATTCCACCGTCTTGACCAAGCTGTTCTCGTTTAGTAACGTCTTTGGGAATAATAATGCCGCCTTGAGTAACCTCTTCAACTTTGGTTACCTTTACCAAGACACGATGACCCGTTGGCTTCCAGCCACTTGAATTTAGTGTATCGCTCATTAGACCCCCGTAATATCTTCATAAGTCAAATCAAGAATTTGATTGATGGAATATACCCCACCTAATGCAAACTGATTTTCCCCGTCAGTTACAAACTGTCGATTAGCCCACGCCTCTTGGGTTTCAACTTTAGCCTTCTTTAGAAAATTAAAGAATTCCTCAGTTACGTGGTACGTTTTCCATTCCTTGAATTCCTGCTCCGTCATTGCTAGTTTCCTTATCTAAGTTTTGCATCATCTCTATTGACTTAATAATCCCATCTACGTGCGCTCTCTTGGCACCTATTTGGGCTTCTAACATA